GATGTTTTTCCAGTGCAGATCATTGCATCGATCCAGGCGACGATGGATGCGTCAAAGTTTGACGGTATGATGTTCCCCGTCGTGTACCGTGGAAGCCCCGTGCTCGAGAAGCGTTTTTACAAGCGTTCCGGTGGTGAGAACGTCCAGCAGGGGAGTATGCCTATTTTTAACCTAAACCCTCCCCCCGCAGAGTCTTCAGTATGAAGGAACACGTACGGTCGGTTGCGATCCGGGTTTGGCAGTCACTCGGACCTGGCTTTTCGGAACGCGTCTATCACAATGCCATGGAGGTGGGTTTGCGAAAATTGAATATCCCGTATCAAACGGAGCGAATCGTTCCAATCATGTTCGATGACCATGCGATTGGAAACATTCGCGCTGATTTGATTGTAGACTCACGTATCATCGTTGAGTTGAAATCCGTCAAGGCGCTCAAAGATGAGCATCGTATCCAGACGCGCATGTACATGAAGCTCCTGGGTTTGCCTGATGCTGTCCTCATCAATTTCCCCAACTCGGGAAGCGATCTGGAGGTGGAGGACCTCACATCTTCGAGAGGTAACGTGCTCGATTTATCGAGTACCCATTCTTCAACAGACGCTTGAATTTCTTTTCGACATTGGCTGCCGATTTTTTGGGAGGACTCGCTTTTTTACGCGTAACATCCTTGGGCTTGTAGCCCAAAAGCGTGACAATAAATTTTATCATTTAAAAACACCAGACATTTTAAACTCAAATGTTCACACCAGAGATGAAAAAGGCGGTTGCTGCCGTGGTGAAAGACACCGATTCGAAAACGTCGACGCGGGTCCTGTCATTCCTGTACTACATGGCCATTCGGACGTGTGAGATTATCGATTGGTGGTTCCCAGTAAAGGTTCAGAAAAAATCTCAATAACTTGTATTAATGGCTTTGTATCTCGTGCATGTATCAGGGGATATATTCTCAGATGAGAATGTTAACGTGACAAAGTGGAAAGAATTACGAACTACTGACAAATGGTCAGATAAGGAGTTTCCAGGTGTCTATTTTTCACTCGTCACGAAAGACAACATTGATAAAGAACAATTGTACTCGGGTAAAAAGGTAATGTTCTTTTCAGTGAAACTCCTTGAACAGCACAACTGGCACTTGAATATCAAAGATCATAACGGATATGTGAGTGAATACAATACATACTTTCCGTGGAACCTCGAAGAAGCACTCAAAAAGATAAAATCGGTAAAGATCGATTCGAACGAAGTTGTTTTTCACGATCCAGTATCACTCAAATATCTTTGTCAAGTTGTTGCGAAACCAGAAGACTACAAACCTGGTGACAAATTTCTCCCAAATCAGCGAATGGAGACTGATGAACCACCGGATATGACGAAGAAACCATTCTATGTGTATCCATTTGAAGGTGAATATACTGGGATTGACCAAGGGTTTCAGAAAAGTTCAAAGGCTTGGTTCAAAATGATGTGTCAAGTAGCTGGTATTTCAACGTTTGAACAAATGAAAAAACGCGCCAAATACTTGTGGACTCATCGTGACGAACAACATATCGAAATTTTGAAAGAATACACCATGGGACACAAAAGTATCAACAAAACGATTACACATACGAGTCTTTAATCAGCAAGTCGGTATCCACTGCCAGCCGAGGTCGGCGGTAATCTTCTTCCAAATAATGTCGTGTTTGTACAGCTTTTCTTTCGATTTGAGTAGAGGAAAGCACGGTAGGTATTCATCCTCACCGAGGAGTTCGCAGAATTTGTACAAAACATAAGAGTAACTCAAAAAGTTTTTACGGTTCTCGGGACAATGTTTCTCAAAAGGCTTTTGAATCTGCCCAAACATGAGTCGAAGTCGGTCTTCCAAGGCTTGAGGCATGGCTGGCGGTTTCACCCCGTTGAGAATCGTTGTGATGTAGGGTGCGTGTTCGTAGTATTTATTCATGTGAATCTTCTTGAGCATTTCGCGCACCTTGCGGTGTGTCAGGTCTGATTTGTCTTTGATGCGCTGCTTTTTCACTTCAAGTTGTAATTGGTCAATCAGTTCTTGAGGGACACTCGTGTACTCCTTCGCTTGGAACTGATTGACCCATTCGTTGAAATGGTTCTCACGCCGGTATGAATAGACGACGTGACGTTCCATTTCCTGTTCCTCCTTGAAACCCACTTCTTGACACTGGACGTAATCTGTCATTCCACATTTGAGACATATCATGTCACTCGTCATGTCATCGAGTGTATAGTCGATAGAACCACACCCTTTGCATTTGGGCAAGTACCCAGGATTTTTCTTTTGCATCGGCGTGACGTGGTTTCCTTCGACGGTGGCCATGTACTTTTCGTAGACGTCCTTCTTCTTTCCCCCGGCGGATTCAAACTCCATCAATAAAGGAATGCAGTCCGCCATGTAGTCGTACATCTCCTGTTGCGCAGCCGAATCCCCTTTAGATATCCTTTTTTGAAATTCTGCTAAGCGTTCTTGGTAGCGTCCTTCCATTCTAAATAATATATCGTTTTCTTTTAGTTAATGTGGGTCCTGAATCTCATCGAACAGTGTAGACCCAGAAATTTTCAGGTACATCAGATGTTCAGACACGACGGCGATGAGTTGATACCAGTCGACGAGTTCAGGTCAGGCGAAATAGGACACGTCGATTACTACTTTGGGGGTCAGCTGTATACGCACCTCGGACACTGGCCCATCCAGAACATAGTCCCTCGTTTTTCAGTGCCGGTACACAGTGCCATTTTCATCGACGATGAAGACAGGAAACCAACAGTCTGTACTGAAATCGTCAGGAGACACGCAGGTCCGACGCAATCACCCGTGTCGTTCGACGTCTACGCCCCTCGTCCACATTTCACAGTTTCATTCTCAGGAGGGTTGCGAATCTCCTTGGGAATCAAATGGATCCTCGTAAAAAAGGTTTCCGGTACAGTTCGTATTCAGAACGTCCTCGGTCAGATGACACGCATGGACGTCTAATTGAGTGGAACATACCCGATGGGATCCCTGGGTTTTTCCAGTTCACGTAAGAGCAGGACGACAGTATTAACAGCTGTAGCAATTCCAATCACGGAGAATGTGACAATCGCCACTGCAAAGACAACATCCGCCATACATACAGAGTAATTGTTGCCTTTAGCTCCACGAAGAAACCCGAGTTTGTCCGTCCACCGGACAATTTTTCCACCTTCGGTGGAAAGGAGTATTAGCCGTCCACCTTCGGCGCCAAGTAAAACTTGAGTTCACCGAGGTTTGCAACCGTGTACCGGAACACGATGGGCATGTTATCCTCCTCCTCATGCTGCATCAGCTGGACGCTCGAGCACAGGCTCGTCGCCCGGGTGAACATGTTGATGTACTTGAGCGAAAACACATTCCCGAGCGGCTTGTCCTTTCCGGGCTCGACACATTCGAGGATGGTTTTTTGGTTTGCAAACCCACCCTCACACTCGAGCTCGAGTGTATTCTTCTTACGCGTGATTCGAATATCCTGAGCCAAGTTGTTCATGTCACGTGTCACGCGTTGGAAATCGACGCTCGGGATGGTTGTCAGGACGTTCATCTCAATCTCAGGCACAGACAACATGTCGTCGTTGATATCTAGGAGCTTGAACTCGAACGACGTCGACGACTTTTTCGCTGCATTCTCGATCCGAATGTGCAGCAGGTACGAGTCGTCAATAGACATGCTCAGTGTATCAGTGTTGGTCACCGACTTGAGCAGCTTGTACGTGTTTGACACATTGAGACCAGCGGTGTGTTCACCCTCACAGTGGTACTCTTCAAAATTTTCCGCCGGCATGACCAGGTGGACGAGCGTCACGCGCGCCGTGTCGAGCGTGACAACCATGAGACCTTCTGGGCGGAACACGAGGTTGACATCGTTGATGATATCCTTGAGCACCTCAAAGACGGTACGAAAGGCACTCGCCTGAATCGTCTTGAGACGAACCATACCCACAAAACGCAGGCTCACTTTATACCCTTCTGGTATGCGTCAGTCACCTTACGATTCACCTTTTCTTCGAGCTCACGCGTCATCGGAGGCGCCAGGGGCATGTTGAAGTTATCAATGTCGAAATAGTCGCCAGCCTCGTTTTCGTGTGTGTCGTCGAGTGCAGCTCCTGAGAGAGCCGTCTGGTCAAATTCCTCAACACGCTCCTCTGGTTTCATCGACTCGATCCATTTCCGAACATCGTTGCCGACGAGCAGCTGACCGTCGTTGGTCACCAGGGTGGGCACGCGTGTGATCTGTCTCGACGGAACCCCCTGAGTTGACACGTTATGGAACCGAATCATGTGGATGAGCGCTGGGTTTTCCCGAATCTCCTGAATCACCTGGGAACAATATGGGCACTTGTCGCTGTAGACCAGAGTGGCCATCCTACTACTGGATAACTTTTTGTACCCAGGAAGCCGACGCGGCCTTTTTTCTCACCTGTTAGTAATATGAAGGACATTGTCGTATTTCTCCTTCTGGCAATTTTGGGATTTTTGCTGTGGAACCGCGGTGTGTTCATGAACGGTGAGGCGTTTGTGAACGTCAGCGACCAGAAGTCCGTGAACCCCGCGACGATCCAGACCATCATCAACGCCATTCAGGCGAAAAACCCCGACGTGTACCCTGTCCAGACCATCTATATCAACTCGATGCAGGGTGAGCAGGGGTCGTCGATGTATGATGCCCGCATCATGTTCATCAACACGCGTGGCTACTTTGGTGTCCAGTACGACATCAAGGCGGACAGCGACGGCAACATCCTGGAAATGTCGGAGCAGCCCCAGCCCGGCATCGGCGTCTCTGATGTTTTTGAGCCCTTCGGTCCCAGTGACTCGTACACCACGTTCGAGGACACTCAGGTTGTCCTGGACAAACAGTTTGCGGATCTGAAGACGCAGGTTCCCGGCTATCAGGGCAAGCTCGACATTTGGCTGGAGCAGATGCGTCAGGAAAACAAGAGCAATGCTGATACCGCGGCGTGGAACGGTGCCGTTGTTTCTAAGCAGTAAGTAGGGATGTTAATATCAGCGCAAAATCTTGCTGAGCGAGAGCACAAGAGGCTCGAGGTTCGCAAGGCAACATACAGGGCCATTCTCGAACAGCTCTGTCGCAAAATCAAATCTGCGTCAGAACTTGGAGAACGTTCGTTGTTTGTGACAATTCCACCATTTACCATAGGGTACCCTGCGTACGACATAGACAGCACGACTGTGTACATTCAGCGTCAGCTGGATCGCCTGGGCTACAAGGTGATCAAGGTGGCGCAGGGGACGCTGGGTGTCAGTTGGGGTGACACGAAACCCAAAGGACCTGTCGTCATCGACCACTCTGCTGAGGAAGATTCGACTCGGAGCATCGCATTGCCGTCGCTTGCGAATCTGCAAAAGACGGCTGCGAAATTGCGTGGAAAAAAATAAACCCGCTAACATCAATGGATTCGACGGCTATCCTGGTCGAGGCCGAACGCAAGTTTATGATCAAGCTGTGCAACGCCATGACCCCTGTGATGATTGACGCCTTTTACGAGATGTACAAAAAGGCGATCGAGGTGTCCAAGGGTCGTCAGACGCTGATTCACTACCAGACACTTCTCCAGGAGGTGCCTCATTGGAACAACACAATCGTGAAGCAGCATGCGGACGCCATCATCAAGTCATGCTCCATGTTTCCCAACCTGCTCGCCGCCGTGTTTGTCATTTCAGTCAAGATCATGTCCGCGGTTCGCATCTCATCCGACTCGAAGAAGATTAACATCAAGCTGCCATCCAACGACGTGTTCGTCCACTCGTGCTACATCGCCGCGGCCAAGAGCCTGTACGAGGATCCGTACGTCGTGGTTGATAAAATGTCCGACCAGGATCGTCGCATCAAGATGGGGGCTCGCTTCGCCGAACTGATCAAGGAGGTGGTTGATGATTTTATTCCGGTACAACAAATCCTTGATACGTACATACCCAACTTTACGGGTGACCTCGACATGGGTGGCGCCAACCAGGACCCGACCGACCCCGCGGACCCGGAGATGGAAGAAGAATCAACACCGGTTGCAACGCCGTTGCCCGACGCGCCAGAGGCTGGAACTCCAGCACCGGAGGAAGCGGGCACACCAGCACCCGAGGCTGGGACGCCCATGCCAGAGGCTGGAACACCAGAACCAGGAACTCCGGCAGCGCCAGAAGATGTAAAGCAGGTTCCAGTCAAGGTTCACCACGAGACGTTGTTCGACGACGCTCCGGACAAGTGAGGAAATTTTCGTAACGTACAGTAGATGGCTGATCACTATTTCCGTGAGCCTATGAGCGCTGCTCTGATTGCAGCCGCAGCGACGATTGCTTACATTCACATTCGCGCATCACTGAACAACGAAAAAGTTCTCGCCAACTCGGCATACTTTAAACCGGCGTTCCTCGTCGGTTTGCTCGTTTATATCATCGTCCACCAGGGGAGCGGACACCAAGAGACAATTTCAACCACACCGTTCAGGGCTTAAATCCAACGGGCTTCGCCCGTTGTCCGTCGACTGAATTGGCATAATGGGCACTCCGTGCCCATTGGCTTAAAGTAGTCGATACATGTTTTGTCAATGGCGACCACGACCAACGCTTTCAACGACATGATGCAGCAGTTTCTTGACGAGCTTGTTCTCACGTTTCCCACTGAGAAGAAGCTGGTAAAGTACCAGAACACGTTCGTGCTTCTACGCAAGGCGAATCAGAAGAAGCCCATGAAGGAGTTTATGGAGACCGTAGGTCCCTTTGCGAACCACCTGATGCAGAAGGATGAGGAGTTTTTCCAGACGCACGCGTCAGAGGTGCCGTTTCTGAACGATCTGGATATTCCTCGTCTGTGGAACTCCGATTTGTCCGAGACGACGAAGGGTGCCATCTGGCAGTACCTCCAGACGCTGTACATTCTGGGTACGACCATCACCGCTCTTCCAGCCGAGACGCTGAACATGATCGAATCTGTGGCACAGAAGTGTGCCAGTCAGCTCCAGGATACGGCAACCGCCCCCGACGGTACCATCGACGAGGCGGCTCTGATGAACAGCATGAACGGTCTGATGTCTTCTCTGCTGAAGGGTGGTAAGGGTCCTCTGATCTGAAAAAATATATCAGTACACTAGAAGAAGATGACGATTGACCTGCGTGAACTCATTGCAAAAGATCAGTTGCTCGACTTTTGGCCCACATCTCGTCAGACGGCTGAGCAGCGAGTACTCGCAACGACTCGTTTCATCGTGTACGCCGTCGTGCTCACATACCTGATTCGCCGCGACGCTCGCATCGTTGCTCTCGGTGCTCTCGTCATTGCCGCTCTTTATGTACTGTACAGTATGAACATGATTCCGGACGGTACACGTACAGCGTCGACGGGTCCAAAGGTGATGAGCGGCCTGCGCATGCCGACGCACGACAATCCCATGGCCAATTACCTGCTCGGTGATGACCCAAGCTACGCGCAGCAGGCTCCGTGGTACCCGTCGATGAAGGAGGAGGTCCAGAACGAGTGGAAATCGATTCACCCTTTTGAGCGTAAGCGCGATGCCGAGCGCAACTTCTACACGACGGCTGCGTCATCCTGGCCAAATGACCAGGCGGCGTTCACCAATGCCGCATTCGGGAAACCGTTCGCCCCCATGTGTCGCGATGACCCGGCGTCGTGCAACCCAGACGGTCCATATGCACGCGGGCCAGAGCGTGTCCAGATTCGTGGTGGTAACGGGCGGTAAAATAATCTCACCTACAAGTAATATGCCGAGCAGCGTGCTTCAGCCCGGACTCCTCATGATTGAGGAGGGTGTGTACTACGGTCCCAAAAACACCAACTATGAGGTTATGGTGATGACGGACGACGCTCTGCGTTCTCAGACGACGTCTCGTAACAACAAGTACTACGCCGACAAGCCGTACGACTTTCCAGAACTGTACATTGACAAGCCAGTGAACAAGTTCCTGCCATGGGATCCGACGAGCACGTACGCGATGTACCAGTCGGCGTCCTACGCGAAGCGCTACCCCACAGACAAGCAGTAAAAAAAATAGCAACTAACTAATAGATGGACCCCTTCAGTCTTGCCGCCGTTGTCGGTCTGGTTTTTGCCGGAAAGAAACTCAGCGACGTCAAGGAGGAGCAGGCAGTGATGCCTTCACTGCCAGACCAAATTAACAAATTCGACCTCATTCAGTACAAGTTTGCTCAGCAGGATCCTCAGGTTGATCCGTTGAACCTCGAGCCAAATACAGGCCGTGGGTTTTCAGGCGGGTTCCGTCTTCCACCAAAGGATATTGCACCGAGCTTCTCGGAAGTTACTCCAAGTGGAAGTCGTTTCCCATTCGGTCAGCCCGTGTACCAGACGGATGGAAGCCGTGAGCCTGTGACGAACAAAATGAATAATGTAACGCCTGCAGATAAGAAGTACGTCGGACGTGGTCTCGGTCTGTCACCAGACACACCAGCATCCGGTGGTTTCCAGCAGTTTTTCCGCATTCTGCCCAACAACATAAACGAGGAGCGTCTGACGAATCTAGCCGGTACGTGGGGTGGTCCGGCCAATCCCACTGTGAAGAACGGTGGCACGACAATGGGTGCCATTTCTCACCCTGCCAAGCTGTCAAAGACGACTGCAAACTATCAGCCTATGCAGACGCGCGGACAGGGTCAGGGCGGTGCCATCACGGCACCAGAAGGTCGTCCGGATTTCCAGAAGACACGTCGTACGACGAATCGCCAGGAGACGGGTCTTCGCAAGGATGGTCTCGAAATGGGTCCAGCGCAGTACAATGTGTACGAGGCGTACAGTTCCGCATACGACGACCCGATGCGCTGGTCGAATAATCGTATCAATCCCGATCGCCCTGGCAACGGCCAACGCATGAACGTGCGCGCCGATCCCGTGGGTGCCGTCGGTGCCAACACAAACACGCGTCTCGAGGCGGGTGCGCTCCCAGTACGCCCAGCCGACGCAAGCCGTGGGTCTCGCTACCTTCCAAACCAGTATGACCGCCTCAATGTATTCAAGGGTCAGAAGGATTTCCGCTCAAATCCAAGCAACGCGGGTCTTGGTCTGGCATCCAAAGTCCTCAATAACAATCCTTTTGCGCACACGTTCAGTGCCAAGGCTGAGACTGGGACTCCGCTTGTTCAGCCTGTAAATTAAATCCCAAGTCGCGAAGCGACTTGTTGTCACGGGCAGGCAGTACTTGTTGACTATGAGAAGGAAATTTTAAGTGTGCCTAGACTAAAGATGCAAATCTGGAAGTGGCTTCTCTTGCTCGGGCTTTTGTTTTTGATCACATATGAACCATCACGCGGTGGGGGAAAGCTGATGAATTTTTTTACAAGTGACTCAGTAGGAGGGAATGAATTCCCCACAAGAGCAGCCATGTCGGGAGAGGCACAAAAGTATAGCGATTCCGGTGACGACGATCAATAATAAGCAGTACATGCTTATTGTTCATGATCGCCGGTACCAGGAGTGGACGTTCGTCACCGGTGGGTGTCGACGTCGCGAGGTTATCAATCCCTTACGGTGTGCCGTTCGGGAACTTGAGGAGGAAACTCGAGGCACAATAAACCTGAAACGAGGTGCCTACTCGTATTTTCAGTTTGCAACCAAGTACAAAGGTCCAGGGGATTCCGAAGCTGACATCGAAGATGATGTCACCAGCATTTACCACGTCTACGTAATCGATTTGCCCATGACGGCTAATGAACACACGTATATCGTTCGGCGATTCAACGAGGAGAAAT